TAAATACCATTTGCGTCATTTGAATGGGGGCTAGCCTCAAATTAGACATTATTAGCCTCCATAAGCATATTTTGTGTCAGATCCAAGCTCAATTTTGTATGACTCTTCATTGGCGCAAATGATAGCGTCAGTGTAAAAGTGAGGAATAGGCTTATAGTCTGTTTTTGCTATAGACGCTTCGAGTTCGGTTTTCAAAATGCCTAGTGCGCTCAGACTGGTCCGTACTGGTTTGACGGCGCATATTTCCCCTGCTGAACCGGCAAGCCAGTTAAAAGCCTCCGGGACAGCTTCTGCAACTCTCAATAGTTTATCCATTGCCAAACTTTGAGTTACATCTTCCGATTCATATTTTGTAAATGCTGTTGGCCCGCCTCCAAAAATAAGAGCAGCCTGTTTTTGAGTAATTCCCCAAACTTCTGTGCGAAGTCTGCGAATTTCATCACCCAATAAGAGTTTCTTTTCTCTCTTGTAGGCGGTCTTGTACTTTTGATAGGCGAGTTGAACTAACGAGCCATTGTGATCAATTTGAGCTGCAGTTTCCAATTGCGCATGGCAATTGGGGCATGCCCAATGTAATAGTCCTTCGACACGGAGGTCGACACCTTTTACAGTGAGATCTTCACTGTAAAGAACCTCCTCCATGGATGCTTCTTTGCAAGCACGGCAGGGGCGACTAGTTTTCATATTTATCTCGATAAATGAACTGAAATTACTACTGTTTGAGGACATTCGGGATCAAGTGCTAGTTTGAAAAAAAACTCTAGCCCATTTCGTCTATCTTCCTTTTTACAGTCCTCGTCATAAAAGATGCGGTACTTGTCCACATCAATTAGACCAATGTTGGTCTGCATGTTCCGCGCAATCCCACGAAAGTGTCGACTCACGTCGAGACACGAGATGATGGCCTTGAAGTCAGCGGTTTTCCATGCCAATTCCTTGTAAGACGTCTGCGCACCGTCGGTGACGAGCTCGAACGAGTCTTGCATCACGTACTGCTGAATTATGCTCAAGTCATAGAGCGGAGAGGTCGACCTATTATTTACCATTATGGTAAGTCCAAGCAATTCCCGCTGCTGGAAAATGACGATATTGTAGCCCTTGCAGCCCCTACATGCATTTTTGTGAGCAATTACGCAACACCTCGGTCCTTACGCCAATCTCTAAGTGGATGACAAGTCATTAATTTATAACGATTTATGCTTTAGTCGCTGCAATGATTGTTTGGGGGCTGAGACATCCTTCTTGAAGAAGGTATTCATGGATAATGGTGGCTTGTCGCTCTATTCGTTCAATTCTTCCAACTTCACTTCCAATTCCAGAGCGGTGCTGTAGCCGCTGTCGTTCAGGGTGTGCGTCACCTTGCTGATCGTCCAGCCGCACGCATCGATCACCGGTTTGAATCCCATCACCTGGGCGGGTAGTTCGGGGAATAGCTCGGGCCGGCCTCTGGCCAGCACGATGCTGAATTCCGCTACGCCACGCTGAATCTTTTCCCACGCCGCCTTGGCGCCTTGTAGTGCCGTAACCTCGCTTGCGTAGATGTGGCGCAGCACCTTGATGTTGGATGCGCTCGGCTCGATAGCCTTCTGCTGTACGGCGGTGAGGTGCTTGCGTTTGGTGGCTTTGCCGCGTTTGGTGACGCCTGATCGGCGCTCGAACTTGGTGTTGGCGTCGACGATCACCTCGCCCTTGGTCGCCTTGTCCAGATCGTGCCAGTAGGCCTTCACCGCCGTGTAGGCGTTGCGATCGGCCACAGCGAAGCGGTGGCGGTCGCCGCTGGCACGGGTGATCTTCACTAGCGGGAACGGCTTGCCGGTGGCGCTCTCGGCGTCGCCGGCCTTGATGAACAGCAGTCGTCCGTTTTTCACGGTGGCGAAGGCGTCATGATGATGGGCCAGCCGAGTGAGCAGATTGGCGTCGCTTTCGTTTGTCTGGTCGATGTGCTCCACCGGGCGCTTGGCCAGCCAGTCGGACACGCACGGCGTCAGTCCGTTGGATTTGGCGATGGCCTCCACCATCTTGCCCACCGTGGTTTTGTGCCAGCTGCGCTCGCGCTTGGTGGCGATGCCGGCGCGCAGATCGGTAGCGCGGGCGCGGATGGTGAGTGTGTCCGGCGCGCCGGCGTGCTCCACCTCGTCCACCATGAACGTTCCTTTTTCCACCAGCGCCTTGCCTTTCCAGCCGAGCGCCGCCGTCAAGGTGACGCCGCGAGGCGGCAGATCTAGCTTGCCGTCTGCATCATCGAGCACGATCTCCAGTTCGTCCGATTCGAAGCCGCGGTTGTCGGTGAGCGTGAGCGACATCAGACGATCAGCAAAAGTGGCGGTGATGTCCTTGCCCTTGAGCAGCAGTCGGTAGGCAGGCTGCTGCAGCTGGCCGTTGCCGTCGAATTCCGCCACGGTGTCGGCCAGGTCGCCTACCGTTTGGGTGCCCTGGCTGTAGAGATCCTCGCTCTGGGCGAGCAGTTCCTGGAAGCTCATAGGACCAGATCCAGCATGCCGCGCGTAACGATGCCCAGGGCATCGAGCAGGGTGTCGTCAGTGCGTTTGAGGGTGATGGTGAACTCGATGCGGCGCGCTTTGCCATCGCTAAAAAAGTCGGTGCGCGTGGTGTCGATGCTTTCCACCGCGTAGAAGCCGTAGATCATGCCGGTGCCCTCGATCAGCGGCCATGCCTTGCCCTGGTCGGCCATCAGCTTGAGCAGAGCCAGTGCGGTATCACCGCCAGTCAACTCGGGCATCAGCACGCCGGACAGCGTGATGGATTCCTCGTCCGGGCCGAGGAACTGATAGGCGGGCCGCTTGCCGACCCGGCTATTGCTGGGCAGGCGCCAGGCGAGGCGCTGCTGCAGCTGCTGGTACGGGACGGTTTCCAGCATGAAAGTGAACAGGCCGAGGGCCATCATGGGTAAGCCGAGCATGGTTAATCCTTATCGGTGAGGCGACTGCGGCCAGCGGCGGCTTTCTTACGGTCGCGGGCATCCATGATTCGCTCGATCTCGCGCGCCAGTTCTTGCGCGCTTTGTCCTGGCTGTTGGTAGATCTGGAACACATAGCTGTTGGGTGCTACCGCCGCGGCTGCCGGTCTGCTGGCGGACAACGGCGGCCTGCTGTCGATCGGCACGCTACCGGCCATCGCGCTGCCTGCCGTCAGGGCCAGGCCAGCGCCGGCGGCGGTGAGCTTTTTGGCCACAGACATCACCGCGCCGAGCGGGCCGCCCTGGTTGTTGGTGATGCCCTGGTGCAGCCCGGCCATGGTGAAGCCGCCCAGCTCGGCGAACACGCGCGAGGGCGAGTGGATGCCAAGCTTTTCCTTAAACCAGCCGATGGTGGAGTCCCCGGCCGATACGATGGCGTTCTTGACGCTGGCCAGGCCGCTGGTGATGCCGTTCACCAAGCCCTGCATGATCTGGCTGCCCAGCGTGGTGAACTTGCCGGGCAGGCTGAGGAACCAGTTGAAGGCGGCGGTGGCGTTGGTCTTGATCCATTCCCAGCCGGTGGCAACGGCCTGCTTGATGGATGCCCAAAGCGCGGCGAACTTGGGGCCGAGGGTGTCCCAGTTGCGCCAGATCAGGTAAGCGCCCACCGCAATGGCGGTGATGACCAGGCCGATCGGGTTCATCAGGAACACGCGGCCCAGCCACATCATCACGTTGCCGATCAACCCCAGCGCGCTGCCTAGCCTGCCTATGATGCCGATGCCGCTGGTGAGCAGGATGTGGAAAGTAGCCATGGCAAATTTGGCGGCGATAAACGGCCCGGCGAAACCGGCAATGGCCAACATAAAGCTGCCAGCCGCAACCAGGATGATGGAGAGCACGGCGGCGATCTTGACTAGCGTAGCAGCCAGCTGCGGGTTGGCTTTGGTCCAAGCGGAAACTTTGCCCATCACCTGACCGATCAGGCCCATGGTTTCCATCAACGCCGGCCGAAGGTTTTTCCCCAGATCGGCGGATTGGTTGAACATCATGTTCTGACTCATCTGCCATTGAGCCGACAGGGTGTCGTTCTTGGCGTCGCCCTCGCGCCCCATGCTGCCCTTGGCCTTGGCATCGTTGACCAGCGCCAGCTGTCTGCGGTACTCGCCCAGGTTGTCGGCCAGCTTGGCGGCATCGTCGCCGTATTCCTTGCCGAACAGGTCGACCATCACCCCCATCTGCTTGGCCTTGGGGATCTTCTTCACCGCTTCCATCACTTTGAGGATGGTGCCGGTGCTGTCCTTGGCCATCTCGGCCTGTACCTGCTTAGCGTTCAGGCCTAGCTCTTTCAAACCTTTCTGGAAGCGCTTAGGTTGTTTCTCAGCAATCTGCAACTCGCGCACCATCGCCTTAGTGGCGGTAGCGGCAATCTCGGCCGATGACCCCAGCGACAGGAAGGTGCTGCCCAGCGCGGCGGCTTCTTTGTAGTTCATGTTACCGGTGCTGCCGGCGATGCGCTGCATCACGTTGATGATGTCGGCGCCCTTGGATTGGGCGTTGTCGTCCAGGTAGTTGATGGTGTCGCCCAGCTGCTGGATATCCTTGATCGGGATCTTGTAGGTGTTGGCGATCTTGCCCATGTCCTCGCTGAGCTGATCGGCGGGGAGGTCAAACGCGGTCGCGGCGAGCGCGGCCGTCTTGGCGAAGGCCAGCAGATCCGCTTTCCCCTTGATACCCATGCGTGCGCCGCCTTCCACCAAGGCGGCGATCTCGGTAGTGGCCATCGGGATCTTTTCGGCCATGGCTTTGATGGCGTCGCCCATCTGGTAATAGATCGGCGTGAGCTTGCCGTTGGCGTCACGCGCGCCGTCCACTTGGCGCGCCACGCCGAGCATGGCGTCTTCGAAGCTGCTGTAGTCTCGGATCATCTTGACGATGGGCAGCCCAACTGCAGTGCCGACCGCCATGGTGGTGGCGCCAGCGCCGGCGAGGCGGTCGCGGTTCTCAAGCGACTGCTCATAGCGGCTGCGGGCGCCGCGTTGACGGTTCTGCTTTGCCGCCAGTTT